AAATAGACCAGCACGTCGCCGATGTCGGCTTCAGTTTCAGGCTCCGGCTGCGCCGTTTTTTCCACGTCCGCCATTTTTCGCCTCCCGGTTGTTGGTCATGGTCGCCGCCTGGCGCGGTCGCCAGACCGCCCCGCCCTGCCAGGTCACCGTGCGCCGGCACAACCAGCACACGGTCTCGATCTGCCCGGCCCGCACACTCGTTGCCCTGAATAGCAGCGCCCCGCAATGCGGACAACGCACTTCCGTTACCATGTTTACCCCTGACTCAGATAGCTCAGGATAACCGCCTCGATTTCCCTGCTATGTTTTTCCACCACATCCTCCGGCGTCTGCCAGCCGGTCTCGCGATGAAATGCCAACTGCTTGTCGCCCTGTACCTCCGGCGCGTATGGCGTGTTGTTGCCGACAGTGACCTGGAGGCCCTGCTGGCGCATCGTCCAGCGGCGGCCCAGCGTCCCGGTACGGCGATAACGGCTGTTAGGCCGCTGCGGGGGATAGGTCGCCAGCCTCGACAGAATCAACGCCCCGCCGGCGGCCAGCCCGCGCTGCGCCCCGCGCAATTGCGCCAGCCGGTCAAGCGCCGCCAGCGTCTGGCCGGATTCAACCCGAACGCGGACGATTGTCATGGCGCCACCACCTCCATCGGGATCGGCTCCACCGTCAACCAGCATCGGCAACGGGGATGCGCCGGCGGCTCTGCCACCGTCCAGCCATCCGATTCGCGCCGCGAGCTGTTCGGCCCGCAAATAGGGCAGACAATCTCATCGTTTGCCGTGCGCCAAATTCGCTCCGTGCGCACGCCGAGTTCGTTTAGCTCGCGTTCGTACCAGTTCGTTGCCTGCACAGACGCCCGTGTCACCTCCGTGATGGCGATCATCTCCGCGCGCTGCGGGCTGAACAGCGAGTTCATGCGCCGCGCCACGCCGTCCAGGTCTAGCCGCCCCTCGTAAAAATGGCGGATCGCCGTGCTGAGGCGTTCCTGCGCCGTGGCGTTCATGCCCCTGACCAGCTCGTAGGTGTACTGGCCGGCCCACTGAATCGCGCGCTCGTTGGCCATGTCCCACGACACGGCAACGCCGCTCTCGATCCAGTCCTGCAGGACGGCCAGGAACGTCTCCTCCAGCACCGGCATCACCGCCCCCTCATAGCGCCGGGCGATTTCCTCCCACACCTGCGGCGTTAGCGCGTCCAGCGTGGGGGGATCGCCCAGCAGCGCCAACAACTCGCGCCGCGTTTCCGCGTCCAGCCGGCCCAGCGCGCGGGCCAGTTTGCGCTCGTAGGCGTCGCGATTAATCGCCATCACCCTGCCGCCACGTGGCGCGGAACTAATGGATAATCGGCCCACATAAACGCCGCCCGCACGTCCGCCGCCGTCTGCGCCGTCTCCAATGCCCCGCGAATGGCCTCCGCCAGCGTATCGGGGATGGCCACGCTCTCGAACTCCAGCGCCCGGTGCGGTTTGCCCTCCTCAAAGCGCCGGAGCGCCTTACGCTCCCAGCGATCCAGGTCATCGGCCAGTTCGCTGACCCGCCTGGTGTTCCCACTGCTCGCCGCGCCGGCCGTACCCGCCTCCGCCGTGACGCTCTCGCGCGCCCCTTCTCCGCCTTCTTCTGCGGCGCTATCACGCGCCTGGTCGTCGCGCGCCGGCGGCGCCATAATGCCCTCCGCCGCGGGAGAGGACAGACCAAGTTGCGGATTTTTGGCTACGGCCACCGCCCGCAGATGCTCATAAATAGCGGCGCGGGTGGCCTCGTCCAGATCGTCCATGTCCAGGCGCTTCCGCACTTCATCCGGAGAGACGGTGCCTGCCTCAAGCGCGGCGAGCAGTTTGTATGATTCCGCTTCTTTGTCGTCCTGATACAGCTCCAGCTCCTCGTGCGCCTCCTCCAGGATGAGGCCGTAATCGCTGAGCAGTTGCTCGGTCAGCGCCTCACACATGCGCTGCGCCGAGGGGATCACCGTCGTGTCGTAAAACTGGCGGTAATCGTTCTCGCTCGTGGCATAGTTGGCCGCGTTCGAGAATAGCAGCGTCTGCGGGATGCCGAGCGCCGTGGCGATATCCTCACGCTGCACCGTCGTCAGTTCCGGCATGGCCAGATCGCCAACATCGCTGCCCACCTCCGCCAGTTTGACGCCTTCGCGCACTGCCGTGACGCTGAACGCGTTGCGCAGCCCGCCAACCAGCCGCCGCGCCCACGACTCCAGGCGCTCGCGGTCGGCCTCGCCCGTGCCGTCCGGCACCAGCAGTAACATCGGCTTCAGCGCGCCCTTCTCAAAACGTATCTGGCCCAGCAGTTGCATCGACTTCAGCATCCCGGCTGCGTGCAGCGCCGCCTTCGCCGGCGGCGTGCCCGGCCCGATCTCGTATTCCATGTTCGGCAACCAGACGTACACCAGATCGTCAACCTCATACAGCCTGTCGCCGCTGCCCTGAACCGTGCGCCTGAAGCCGGTCAGGCCCTGCTCGGCGTTCGTGACGGGGCGGATGGTCAGCGGGTGCAGCACCCGCAGGCCGGTAGTCCTGACGCGATTGCGCTGCCTGTCGGCATAGGCCGCCCCGAACAGCGTCAGATGGCCCTCCCACTGGGCCAGCAGCGCGCGCAGGTTCACCCGGAAGCCGAGCCGTCCAGCCAGGTCAAACTCCTCCAGCGCAACCATGTCATCCCCGGCCCGTATCCGGTACGGCAGCGCCTTGATCGTCTCCATGCGCAGGTTAACGCCGCGATAGAGCCACGGCACGCTCTGGTAATACTCCAGCACACGCCGGTCGGTGTCGGCGCCGTGACCGGCCAGATACGTCCACGCCTCCTCAGGCATGGCGCTGATGGGCACGCCCTTCAGGTTGTCCGTCAGCCGAATTGCTGACATGCATCACCGCCTAAAAAATGGGCGCGGCCACCAGCGTCAGCGTCCGGGCCGCCTGCTGGTTGACCGGGCTGGCCGCCGTGCCGCTGCGGATTTTCAGGTATCGGTGCAGCAGTACCGCGTCCGCCGGATTAATCGCCACGCCGCGCGAGGCTGCCGCGTCCGTTTTGGTATACTCGCTGCCGTCTTTGTACAGGTTGACATAGTTCGTGCCGTCCACACTCACCTGGAACGTGAGGCTGGCAGCCGTCCACGCGCCCGGTAGATCAATCCGCAACAGCGCGTAACCCTGCATATCAATCGCGGCGGTGAGGCTGCTGTTGCTGGCAATCGTTACCGCCTGATACACATACCGCGTCTTGTCGTTAAATGATGTCCAGCCCATCGTGCGCTCCAGTTCCCCCTACTCCGCCCACGTCTCGAACAGTACCAGCGGCCCGCCGTGCTGCCGGGCTTCCCATGCCAGCGCCAGCGCCATCACCGTATCATCGTGCATCCCC